GTGCGTTAGCAGGGCTATTCTGCTTCGGTGAAAAGGACATCCTGATCATGTCCTCTAATAGAGCTATGGCAATGAAGTCCTTCAACATCATGGCAGACATCATTGAGCGTAATGACTTTCTGAGGGTGCAGCTAAAGGATGGAGACATCAAGAAAGGCATTCGCAGGACGAATGGCGATGAGAGAATCATCCTTGCATCTGGAGCGCAGTTAGAAGTTGCTGCTGCGACATCCGATGGCGCGAGAGGGCGCACCTGTGACTTTCTTTGGATCGATGAGCTACGCGAGGTTTCTGAAGCTGCAATGGATGCTGCTAAGAGCGTGACCTTAGCTCGTAAAAATAGCCAGCGACTCTTTACATCCAATGCTGGTGATGCATTTAGTAAAGTGCTCAACGATCTGCACGAAGCTTGCTTAAACAAGCCACCTAAGAGCTTAGGCTTCTACGAATACAGCGCACCTGACTTCTGCGACATCTGGGATCGTAAAGCATGGGCAATGGCTAACCCGTCTCTGGGTCATTTGATTAGCGAGGAAGCAATCGAGGAAACCATTGCATCCTCAACAATGGAAGCTGCGAGAACCGAGACCTTATGCCAATGGATCTCCAGCTTGTCCTGTCCGTTCAGCACAGAGGTACTTGAAAACTCATCTGATAGCACTCTAGAGATGACTGTAGGTGCTTATACAGTATTCGGCTTTGATGTCTCACCAAGCAGGCGCAATGGGTCTCTCGTTGCAGGGCAGTTGCTTCCAGATGGCAGAATCGGCATTGGAATCATGGAGACCTACAGTTCGCAGGTCGCCATCGATGAGTTGAAGATGGCTGCAAGCATCAAGTCATGGGTTGATCTGTATAAGCCACGCCTTGTCTGCTTTGACAAGTATGCAACACAAACCATCGCAGACAGACTGGCTAACTCAGGCGTTATTGTGGAAGATGTGTCAGGTCAGCAGTTCTATAAGGCGTGCGGTGACTTGCTAGAAGGATTGACTAACCTGCGCGTTGTCCATAATGGGTCTAAGGAATTGATTGAGCAGTTCACGAACACAGCTGCCAAGACTAACGATAGTGCTTGGAGAATCATCAAGCGAAAGAGTGCTGGAGACATCTCTGCCCCTATCGGCTTAGCAATGGTCGTAAGTAAGCTAATGCTTCCGCAACCTAAGCCGCAGATTTATGGTTAGACACACCCATAGCACATTGTCTAATTGCTTGACAAATGCTATAGTTTCTGTCTATGGGTCTATTTCGCAAAACTGAAGCAATCTCTGACGATAAGCGTTCATCGCTTTTAGCGCAATACGCCCCTTCTATTATGGGCGAGAATCTTAATTCGCTCTATAACTACATCATGCCGCGAGTCAATCGCAATGAAGCAATGTCAGTTCCATCTGTAGCTCGTTGCCGCAATTTACTCTCAGGCGTTATCGGTGGACTTCCACTTAATCTTTATCGTGTTTCAACAGGTGAAGAATTAGGCAATCCAGTCTGGGTTGATCAGCCAGCAATTAACCAGCCACGCTCTGTAACAATGGCGTGGACTGTTGATTCATTGCTTATGTATGGCGTTGCTTATTGGCAGGTGACAGAAGTTTATGCAGAAGATGGCAGACCTTCTCGCTTCCAATGGATTCCAAATGTCAAAGTTACATTTACGACAGACCTTTATGGAATGACTGTCACCCAATACTTTATTGATGCGGTTGCTGTACCTATGTCAGGTCTCGGTTCAATCGTAACTTTCCAATCATTCGATGAAGGCATTCTAGAACGCGGATCTGAAACAATTAGAGCTGCAATCGATCTTCGTAAAGCAGCAGTCTTGTCAGCAAGCACACCAATGCCATCTGGAGTTCTTCGCAACAATGGCGCAGATCTAGATCCTAAAGAGATTGCTGGACTTCTTGCAGCATGGAAGAACGCTAGACAAAATCGTTCAACTGCATACTTGACAAGCACTCTCGAATACCAACCAACATCATTCTCACCTAAAGACATGATGTATGACGAAGCACAGCAGTTCTTAGCAACTGAGATTGCTCGTCTATGTTCGATTCCTGCTTATCTTCTCAGCGCAGAAGCAAACACATCGATGACCTATGCAAATGTCTTAGATGAGCGTAAGCAATTCTTCTCTCTCAGCCTTGCACCTTATGTAAATGCGATTCAGGATCGTCTGTCAATGGATGACATTACTGCTCGCGGTAATGCAGTTCGCTTTGATGTCGATTCATCATTCCTAGCAACTGAACCAATGGAACGCTTGCTAGTAATTGAAAAGATGTTATCTCTTGGCTTGATCACAATTGAACAAGCTATGGAGATGGAAAATCTAACGCCTAACGGCAGCGAAGGAATCCAATAATGGAAAACCAAGTAATCACCTTCACAGCAGGGCTTATTGCCAATGTTGAAGAACGCTTAATCTCAGGCAAGATTGTGCCAGCAGGTACAGGCGAAGTCGGTAATACTTCAGCAGGTAAGGTCGTATTCGAGAAGGGCGCAATCGCACTTCCAGAAGATCCTAAGACTGTGCGACTTCTTAATCAGCATGATTCACGCCAACCCTTAGGAAAAGCCACACAGTTCACAGAGCAAGAAGATGGCATTTACGCTTCTTTTAAAGTCTCAAAATCTAATCGTGGATCAGAAGCTCTTATCCTTGCAGAAGAAGGATTGCAATCAGGGCTTTCAGTAGGCGTAGAAGTAATCAAGTCGAAGCAGAAGGGCAATGTGATGTTCGTATCCGCTGCCAAGTTGCTAGAGGTTTCATTGGTAACAGAGCCAGCATTTAAGTCTGCTCAGGTTATCGATGTAGCAGCAGAGGACATCGAAGCTGCAACAAGTACGAGCACTAAGACAACAACGATCAACACGACAATCGTGGAGACCGAAACAGAAACAGAAACAGAAAGCGAGACAGCTGTGGAAAATACTCCAGAGACAGTTGCAGCAACAGCAGTAGAAGCAGCAGCGGTTGAAGCTGCTCGTCCAACTGTAGTGACAGCAACAACATTCGTGCGCGAGCGCGTAGCACCAATCACATCAGCACAATACCTAGAAGCAAACATCAAGGCAGCACTTGGTGATGACGAAGCACGCCGCGTAGTTCGCGCAGCAGATGACTCAACATCAACAAACACAGGCTTGACACTTGCACCACACCTAGACACATTCATCACAGATACATTTACTGGACGACCAGCTTTTGAAGCTGCAACCAGATCAGCTCTCTTGCCATCTGGAATGTCATTTACTGTGCCACGCCTTTATACAAATGCGAGCACTCCAGATGTTGCACCAACAACTGCAGACACTAACGAAGGTGCAGCACCATCTGAGACAGGCATGACTTCAAGTTATGACACTATCGACATCAACAAGTTCAGTGCACTTAACCGAGTGAGCTTCGAGTTGATCGACCGCAGCCAGCCTGCATTCATGGAGCTTTTGATGGCTGAACTTCGTAAATCTTACGAGAAGGCAACAGATGCAGCACTTCTAGCAGCTTATGTTTCAGCAGGAACAACAGCAGCGACAACAGCAGCAACCGCAGCTGGATTGCAATCATTCATCTCAGTAGAAGGCGCAGCAGCTTACAAGGGTACAGGTGGAGACTTCGCTAACAAGCTAGTTGCATCGACAGACGCTTGGGCAGCAATCGCAGGATTCGCTGATACTACTGGTCGTGCGCTGTACTCAGCACAGGGTGCAACACAGAACGCTTCAGGTTCAGCAGTAGCTTCATCTGTTCGCGGAAACATTCTTGGCACAGACCTAATTGTGGATCACAACATCACAACATCTGGCGTAGTTGATAACTCAATGTTCCTAGTTGCGCCAAGCAGCGTTTATGTCTGGGAATCACCACAGACACAGCTTCGTGTCAATGTTTTGACATCTGGCGAAATCGAAATCAACCTTTACGGATACTTAGCAATCTATCTTGCTAAGTCAGGTAAGGGCGTTCGTAAGTTCAACCTAACTTAATAGGTTACTAAGTCGCTCTAGGGGGTCAGTAGCCCTCTGATCCCCTAGAGTCTTACGAAAGGAATTGGAATGGCATTAACAACAGTCGCAGAACTCCGATCAACACTCGGAGTCGGTACGCTGTACCCAGATGCCACCTTGCAAGAAGTCTGTGATGCATCCGATGCAGTTCTACTGCCTATGCTCTGGACTAATTCTTATTTCAACATTTCTCATAGCAACACAGCCACGACTGGCACTCTTTACTTTCAGGACAAAGTAGAAAAAGTTTTTTATGTAGGTCAGACTGTGAACATCACAGGCAACGGATCTAAGCACAATGGATCTAAGACTCTTACTGGAGTAGGCGACTATAACATCACCTATAACATCACAGGCAATAACAATGTGCCAGCAGTAGAGCATCCAGTCCAACCTTTTGGCACAGTCTCAGGCGACACTTATGTCGATTACACTTTAGACACAGCAGTTCAGAATGCAGCTTTGATGATCGCTGTTGAGATCTGGCAAGCGCGTACAGCCACCCTTTCAGGCAGTAACGCTGTCGATTTCCAGCCAAGCCCTTACCGAATGAGCGCACAGCTTCTCGCTAAGGTGCGAGGATTGATCGCGCATTGCTTATCACCTAACTCTATGGTGGGCTGATGCCTGTTGCCGTCACTACTCTCAGGACTACATTAGCAACCGCGTTAGTCGATAACGCTAAGTGGCAGACTTTTGCTTTCCCACCTGCAACAGTCCTTGCTAACTCTGTGATTGTTTCTCCAGATGATCCTTACTTAACGCCAAGCAACA